AAAGGTCTGTTTAGGTCCTTGGTTGATATTTCCTGCTATAACTTGTCCAAAAATAGAATATGGTTTACTATTTAATCTAACAGAGCTAGCTCTAGCTTTCGCCTCATCCACACTATAAGTTTCTAATCCACCTTTCATTGGAATTTGTTTTTGAATACCAGTTCTAAATGTACTCAAAGGTTTTTCTCCAACAGATTTTCCAATCGCTATGTCTTCTAGTTCTTTTGCAACATCTTTTGTTTTATGAAAATTAAAAATATTTTCTGCTTTTTTACTATCTATTTTTGGAATACCATCAACAGTTCTTTCTCCTTTTGGATTAACAGCGTCTGCTAATTGTGCTAGTTTTCCTTGTGCTTGCCTATCTGTGCCTCCAATAATATTTTTTACAATTTCTATATCTTTAGCAGATGGTTTACCTGTTCGTAAAATTTTTTTAATTCTAGAATCATCAAATAAAGCTTTTAATTTTTCATTAAGTTCTCTTGTTGGTCTTTGTATAATTGGATTTTTTTTATAATAATCATCAACAAATTCTTGTGCTTCTTCTAATGTTCCAGCTGCTGCTGATCTCGTACCTGTAAGAGCGTTAGCAAGTTGATTGACTGTATCTATTACTAGATTAGAACTTACTGGTCCTTGAAGGTCGCTATTTTGATCTTCTGCTCTTGTATCTGTTTTATTATCGCTTTTTATTTCCTTTTTGTTATCGCTTTTATTTTTATCAGTAACACCACTTTCATAAGGGTTCTTAGGCTTCCAACTCTTAGCTTTATCTAAACTTGTTTTACGAATATTATCGTTGAAGTATTCACGTTGTTCTGTTTTTGATGGTGCTTTATTCTTCTCTTCTTTAAACTTATCAATCCAATCATAAAAATCATCTGATGCTTCATTAAATAGTCTGTTCTTTTCACTTGCAGCTGGTCCTTTTAAAGCTCCAGAATCAAAGAAAATAGCTCCTTCTACATTACTTAATTCACCTTTAATTTGACTTTTTAATTCTGTAAGTAATTTATTTGCATAAACATATTGACCATCTTCTACATCATCAATAGCCCTCATTAAATTGTCGTAAAGTTTAGTATTTTGTGGTGTATCTGGTGTTCGTTCATCTTGTAAAAATTGCAAAGCTTCAAGTTGAGCTTCAGATTTAGATTCAAAACCACCTGTTTTTATCCGACCAAGTAATTGTGCATAACGGTCTTGAGTATCACCATCTAAGTTCGTAACTATGTTATTTATTTTCGGAGCTAAATCAGGATATTTTGTTCTTAAATCTTCTAGACTCTTTGCTGCTTGTTCTAAAAGTTGTTTCTTTTTTGTAGGGTCTTGAGATTTATCTGCTGCATCAAGAAGTTTGCTATAGCCTTTTAATACCGTATCTACACTTTTTTCTTTTTCTCTTTTTTGTTGTGCTATTTCTCTTTGACTTTGTTTCCATTCATAATCATTAATAGCTTTTTTAATACGAGTACTTTCATCTTTAAAATCTGGATGTTGTGAAAGATCTAATTGCCCCCCAGGACCATAAGGAAATAACTTTGCCTTATCTAAAATATCTATAGCATCTTCTAAACTTCCTCCTTCAGATAATCCTAAAGCTTCTGCTTCATCTGCTAAAGCTTCAACAATCATTTTATTAACTTTCTGTCTATCTTCACCTTGTATTCCTAGTTGATTCATACTTAATTCAAATCCTTGAATAAGAACTTTTGAATCGTCATCATCACCAGCAAGAACTTGATTAACAAGAGGAGTAGTTAAAGATTTAAGTTGTTCAAATTTATATTCTTTATGTTGTTTTATATGATGACTAGTAATTGTACCTGTGGATTCAGCTAAGTTTGGTAAAAAATATTTATTAACATAAGTAGCATTAACATCATCTAATTGATCGACAACTTGATTTCTTTGTTCTGTTAACCAACCTTGAAATTCAGGTGATTCAAATGGATATGCTGTTAAAGGTTTACCATTAATTGATGTTGTTGAATAACTATTAGTTAATTTACTTTTAATATTATTACCTAGAATTTGTGCTTTAGTTCTTTCATAAGCTTTTTGAGCAAAGATACTTC